TATATATCTGACCCCTCTCCTACGTAATAATATTTTTCCTGAAAGGGTTAACATGACAAGTTCTGAAAAGAAAAAATACGATGAATTGGTAGCAGAGTTTGGGGAGGAGCATCTTGGTGCTGGGGATGAAAGAGATCCTGAATGGCACTGGATGAGATGGAAAGCTACGACTGATTTGTATTGGCTTGGGACGAATATATTGGGGCTTGAGAGAGCGAAGAAGAGAGTTCATCCGCCATTACATAGGTGGTTATGTAATGTATTAAGTCTGGAAGATGACAAGATGGTGTTGATTCCCCGGAAGCATGCTAAGACGACATGGACGATTGGATATATTGTTATGCTGATATTAAAGACTTTTGGGCGTATAAGGATATTGTATTTATCGCGGACGGAGAAGTTGGTGGTAAAGAATCTTAATGCGGTGAAGAGATATTTGGCACTGCCGTTATTGAGAAGGTTGTTTCCAGAGATTATACCAGATCCTGGGAAAGAATACAGAGGCTGGAAGATTTCAAACCAGAATGAATTGTTGCTGAAGGAATATAAGGATATGATTTCTTCTGAGCCGAATGTTGTTGCTTATGGTGCGGCGTCAGCGTTTACTGGGGCGGCAGTTGATGAGATAATTCTGGATGACTATATTGATGACAAGACTTGCGGGTCGGCTACGTTGATGGAACAGGCGTTGGAGGATTGGAGGTACTTGCAGCCGTTGCTGGACTATGATGCTATTGTTACGATAATCGGGACGTTTTATCATTATAACGATTTGTATAACACAATTATTCGTGAGAAGCATTTCCCGCAGAACCGTGTCTTTATTCGGCGGGTACAGGAGAATGGAAAGTTTATTTATCCAACGATGTTTAATAAAAAGCGAATGGAAAAGCTTCGAAAGAAGCTTACGTCCTATATTTTAAGCTGTCAATTTTATCTTAATCCTACTCCGAAACAAGATCAGATTTTTCCAGGACCGCAACCTGTTTGCACGCAATTACCAAAACAGGATTATAAATATTATCTGTTGGTAGATCCAGCTCCGACTATCAAGAAAACCAGTGACTCGACAGGGTTTGTTGTGGCGGCTATTAATAAACAGATGTTTATATATTTTGTAGAAGCTTTCAAGGTTAAAAAGAAAGGGGCGGACAAAGCAGACCTAATAATTAAGCTTTGTTTGAAATACAGGTTTGAAAAAATAGGAATTGAATATGGGTTGCAACAAGATCTTGATTATATTATAAAGTTAAAGAAGAGTCAGTATGAGAAGGATAATAATGTTAGGGTGTATATGCCGATAGAGCCTATTGCCCTTAACAACAAGCAGAGTAAGGGAGATAGGATTTATCTTACTTTGGGACAATTTGTGCGGAATGGCAGAGTTCAAATTGTTGAATCCGGATGTTACGACTTGATACGGCAAATGGACCTGTTCACCGGCAAGGGTAAGGAAGAGGACGATGTTGTCGATGCCGCCTCTATGCTATTCCCTCTTGTTGATCAATTCCATGTACCGTCTTCGCTTATTGATAGAATAAATCCCGCAAAGGGGACATTTTTTGATATATTTAAAAAGAAAGTAAGAAATGATTGGAGGAGTAATTTTGCTTAACAATTTAGTGAATCCAGGGAAAAGCAATGACCAGACTAAAAGTGCGGCGCAAGAACCCACTGTCCACGGAAATGCAATTAACACAACCCCCACGTCTAAGGGTATTGAGTCTCTCCTAAAAATGGGTACTCAGAAAATGCAGGAGATGAGTAACAACATGTACCAGCAGGGGGCTGGGAAGCTGGGGCAGCCGATTAAGTTCCAAAGAGGAAAGGCTATCCGTGAAATATTTCCCGATAAATCAAATAGTGCGGTTACAAAGGCTATGAAGCCTGCAAGCCCGATGATGAGCCCTGAGATGAGGGCGTTGAGCTGATGCCTAACTATGATTTTTGCTGCAAGGAGTGTGGTCATGTGCATGAAGAGTTTAAGAAATACAACAAGGAAAAGAACTGTGTTGAGGATAGTGTTTGTCCTGAGTGCGGCGGCCTTGCTCCTTATAAGCCTTCTTTTGGTGGTTTTAAGATTGCCTTTCGTGAAGGAGTGGATATCTGCACTGGCGCATACCACCCAACTCAGAAACATTATGAAGATTATCTTAGAGATAAAGGGATGGTAAAAGTTGATTGAACAAGATGTTAAAAAACTAAAAGCAACGGTTGATAAAATCTTTGATTCAGAGGAATACAAAAAGAGACGGGAGCGGATGGACAGATATTATAAGTACTATTGCGGGTACTTCTGGCCTGAAGGAGAACTCCAAGACCCAGACGAAGCAAAAGAGTCCAAAGTTTTTATTAACCTTTTCTTTTCTACAATTGCCACGATTGCCCCGATGCTTACTGATAACAAGCCGATATGGAGTGTCAGAAGTGAGTACCTTTTTCTACAGCCGATTGCCAATTTATATAAAGCTGCCGGTGATAGTATTTGGGAGATGGAAGACCTTGAAGCTAAAATCTACAAGATTGTTTTAGATGCACTAATTACGGGGTTTGGTGTAGCGCAAGTGAGCTTTGACCCTGAAAGAACTGTGAGAGGGGAGGTGGCAGTTGATGTTATTGATCCCCGGACTTATTTCCAGGCTCCTGGGTTCGATGACAATTGGGATGCGCCTTTATGCGGAACAGTGACTGACCGTTCAATTTGGTGGATTAAGAAAAACTATCCGGACAAAATGGATGAAATAAAGCCTGGACCCTCAGGAGTAGTCGGGAAGGCTTTCGAGAAGGTAAAAGAAACCTTTACAGGGAAGCCCATGGATCATGAATACCTGGGAGAAACAGTTAAAGTCTATACCATTTGGATGCAAGATGAGACAATGGACGAAATTAAAAACGAAGAGGGCGTAAAAGAAAAAGATGAAAACGGCAAGACCAAGAAGAAAAAGAAATATCCTAACGGGCGATTCAGGATTTTCACAGACCATGTTGAACTTGAGGACAAACCTTATGCCTATAATCACGGCAAGCCTCCCTGGGTATTATGCTATGATTATGTCATCCCTCACAGCTACGCTGGGATGGGAGAATCTCAGCAAATAGAAGGCCTAGTTCTTGATTATAATTTAAGTTACCGGAAGCTAAGCAAACATATCAGACTGTATGCAGACAGGCCCTGGATTAAAGATTCTGGAGATAATATTCCCGAGGAAACATTTAAGGAAGACTTGTTAAGTAAAGGCCCAAGAGTCTGGACAAAAGCTATGGGGTCAGAAGATCCCCATCAATTAAGGATTGATCCTATTGACCAGGCAATATTTGCTCACATTAATGGGTCTCCCGTGATAATCCAGGATATTAGCGGGTTAACTGATCTGAGTAAAGGTGTTGCAGGGAAGAAACAGAGGCAAAGTGCCCATGAAATATCAGCTCTTCTTGAAACCTCTTATACCAGAACCCGTCAAAGAGTCCGCAATCTTGAACACTTTATTAAGAGAGTGTTTACCCTTATTGTTGAAATCATGCAGCAGTTCTACACAGAAGACCGGCCTTTCTCTTTAAAAAACAATGATGGTAATAATGAATGGTATAATATCAGCAATAAGGCTGATTCTGTAAAGAAACTGATGGCTCCAAAGGGGATGGCAGAGGGGCAGCCTGAGTTTATTGAAAAACCAAATTCTGAGAACGATGAAGAATACCAGATGGAAAAACAGCAGTGGGAAGATTATGCTGAACTTATAGGGCATATAGGAGAGGAAAAATCCGTATTCTTCAAGTTCAGGATTGATATTGAGACCAATTCCATGTTACCAATGGATAAACAGGCTATGGCTAACCTGTCCTTGCAACTAGGACAGCAGGGACGGTTAGACACGTTGTCGTTACTAGAAGCACTTCATTGGCCTAACGCGAAGAGGGTTGTGGAAAGACTAAAGGCCGAAGCACAAGAAAAAGCACAAATGGCAGCAGGGCCTCCGCAAGGAATGCCTGCTATGCCTCAAGGAGGAATGAATGGGTGATATGCAAGGAGGAATGCCTCCGGAAAAACCGATGATGGGAAACCCTATGGCTATCCCTGAGATAAAAGAAAATGCAAGTATAATGAATCCTATTGATCTTGCAGCGATGAAACAAAGCGGGGAGTTTACTCCGCAGATGTCAATAAGAGAAGTTTTGGCAAAACTTGGGATGACTGATATAGACGCGCCTGGATCGGCTATGCAGCTGGTGGAGTTTGGGAAAAAACAGGTGCAAAATGCAGACATGACCAAGAAGATGCAGAATATAGGTGGAGCAAAACCGGCTGGACCGGGAACCGTGCCGCCGCAAGTACCTCCAGAGGAGATGCCTCCTCAGGGACTTGATAGTTTAGTATAAAGGAGATTTAAGATGCCTGATTTAGACATGAACGTTCTTCCTGAAGAGGAACTGGACAGTACCGTCCCTGTCGAACCAATAGAACCGGTGGAACCGTTTCTGAAGATTGATGACAATACCTTTTTTAACACCCCTGACGAGGTCATAAAAGCCTTTAAAGAAGGGACTATGCGTCATTCGGACTACAATAAAAGCAAGTCTGAAATTGAACAGGAAAGGATACGGCACGACAATGCTGTAGCCGAGTACAACAGGCGGCTTGCCGAAGACGAGGAAAGGTATAAGCCTTTTAGAGAGCTGGATAAGGAGATGAAATCTAATCCGACTTTTGCCAAAGAAATACAGACTGCTGTTGCCAGGATTAGAGGTAACCCGTCTGGTGAAGATGTTATGGCGAGAGTAAAGGCTTACGTTGATGAACAGTACGGACCACAACTAAGTAGGGTGAAGGAGCAAGAAAAGCGGGAGAAAGCCGAGACTGAGTTTAATAATGCTTTGTCCGCGCTTGCCCAGAAGTATCCTGATACAAACAAGGATGCTTTGAGGGAAGAATGGGCAAACCTTATGGGGCCTGAAGCCAATATGGTTACTATTCTTGAGCTTATTCACCATGCCATAAGAGGAAGGGGCGTTGATCCCTCGAAGATTGAAAAGGATGTTATTGCCGGCCTTGAAGCCAAGAAGGGAGCATCTATGCCGTCTTCAAGGGGAGCAACAGTACCGCCTCCAGGCAAATTAACAGGAACAGAGTCTTTAGAAGACATTGCTGATTCTGTTAAATTAGAATTAGGAGGATAGTCAAATGACTTACAACGAAGCACAAGCCATTTCCGATAAAGGCTTTGATAAATCGCTGCATGTCCAAGTCTATGATTCAAACCCGTTCTATGTGAAACTGAAAGAAATGAAACAGGTTCAATCAAAGGGTGGTGGACGTTACTGGACATGGAATGCACGTATTGCAAAGCTCGGAAGAGCAAATGCACAAGACCCACGTGCGGACCAGACATATGTTATGAAAGAAACACGTACTCAGGTAGAAGACACACCTAAGTATTACACTGTAAATAACATAATTCCGTGGGACAAACTCAGGGAAAACAAAGGTCCTGCACAGAAAGTTGATCTTATTAAAGATGCAACCAAGGAATTAAAAGAGGATATGGAAGACCGTCTTTCAACAGACCTCTGGACAGCAAACCCGAATGGAGAGGGGATTACTCCCCTCTCAACAGCAGTTGATGCTACTTCAACTTATGCGGGTCTTGCATACAACGATGCGTCTATTGATACAGGCGCATGGAACTCCCAGGAAGATTCTGACACAACAAAGCTTGAACTTTTTGGTGGAATCTACGGAACTTCTACTTACCAGAGTCTTTCAAGTATGGTTGCTGCTTCCCAGTTTGGGAATAACGGGCCTACAATGCACTTCACCACAAAAGAGTTAAAAGCTCTTTATGGAGCATTGCTTGAGCAGCAGGGGCAGTACAACCTGAACGGAAAGACTGGGGACAAAAAACTTCTTGATGCAGGTTTTGATAACTTGCTGTTCAAAGGAGCACCTGTTGTTGCTGACCCAGGGATTCCGGCAGGGAGTTGGTATGGTCTGGATATGAAGGCTTTTTTCCTTCTTTATGATCCGGAATACTGGATGCAGACAACCAAATGGGAAAGAGTAGGAACACACCAGAACTACTCTTTAATCAAGAACATGTGTGCGGTAATACAGCTTAAATGCGACCGCAGACGCACCAGCTTCAAGTTCACAGAACTTGATGCAACCTTAGTATAGGAGGTAAATTATGTCAGGTAGCACATTTTTTCCAAGCACAACCCAAAAAACTCGTTTACTTCCTTGGGAAGATTCACAGGGCAAGGTATGGATCGAGGCGGTGGCAGGAGCAGCTCTTACTGCTCTTACACCGGTATTTGTTATCTGTAATGAGTACGGTAATGTTACCGCAGCTCTTTCAGACGTAGCCGACACACTTTTTGTTGGTGTTCCAATTGAAGACGCTGATTCAGGAGATACTGTTGTCCTTCAGATCGGCGGATATATTGAAGATGTTATTACACCTTCATTATCCGTATCTGTTGGTCATGCATTCAAAATCTATGATGGGGCTATTGCAGATGTTGGAGCAGATTATACCGGTTCAGCCGGTGGAGAGTTTGCTGTATGTACAGAGGCGAGCACCTCTTCTACTACACAAAACATGATGCTGTATCCGTTTATGATACTTACATCAACTTAAATTAAAAGGCGGGGAAACCCGCCTATCTTAGGAGGATTTTATGGTTATCACTAAGAAAAGTGCATTTCCAGGCGTGACAAGAAGAGAGCGACAGATGGCTCTCGACATTGCCATGAAACTCGGTCTTCCGGCTATAGTAGGAACTTGGTACTTTGTAGACGGATATGACGGAGATGATGATAATAATGGACGAACACCGTGGCAGGCTGTTAAAACATATGACACTGCATATGGTCTTTGTACCGATGGCTACGGTGATGGGATTTGTATTCTTTCCAGAACTGTTGCAACAACGACATATTCGACTACTATTGCTGAGGGTATCGACTGGACTAAAAGCGGTATCACTACTTACGGAGTATGTGCTGGCGGGTTTTATAACCAGCGTGCACGTATTACTTTTACTGCAGCAACGTCTGATTATTACATGATAAATGTAACAGGGATGAATAACAGATGGGAGAATGTGTCTTTTTACACAGGGAATGATTTGTCAGATGCACAAGTCACAACAATTAAAATGGCAGGGAACAGAAACAACTTTGTGAACTGTGATTTTAAATGTACTCCCGCTACAGGGTCTCTTTACAAATGTGACCTTTGGTTTGCCGGAGCGCACGAAAACACATTCAAAGAATGTAACTTCGGAAACGCAAGTTTTGCACAAGGGAATAATGCCGCTTGTCACGTTTATTTAAGCGGAACAGTAGGTAACGGGCAAAACTTGTTCGACCGCTGTACTTTTATAGCGCAAGTAACAACAGGGACAGCTTTTGGAGTCCTTAAAGGCGGTGCCGCGACTGCTCTTAATGGAACGATGATTTTCAGAGATTGTCTTTTTAATGTATGGCAGGCAAACACCGGACTGACAGCTATGACCTCATGGTTTATCGGAACGGCTCCAACTACAGGGAATATTTTTATTTTCTGTTGCGGGTCAAACGGGTATGCTGCATGGGATTCTGCTGCCGGCAATGACAGGGTTGTAGTATGTAACCTTAATGGTGCTACTGCTGAAATCCCTGCTGCTGGTATCGGAGTATTGGCATCATAATTTAAAAGGGGGCGCAAGCCTCCTTTTAATAAATCAATGGGGAGTACCTATTTAAAATAGAGGAGGCGATAGAATGTCATTTGAATTAGGATCAACTAAAATTAAGGTAAGACACGCTCCTGCCGACATTGTATTGCAAGCACCGTGGGGCGATGCAATATTGTACGGAGAAGTAACAGAAACCGGCGAAGACACAAAAGACACCGCGGTGGGGGACCATGTTAACTTTGCAAGAAGAGACGGCTACTTGATAAATGAAGGAGAAGAAGAATATTGGATTGTTGATGAGTCAGCCATACTTGAGAATGAGCCAGCCACATAAGGGGGAATAAATGCGCAAAGGAATAGATATACAAGTTACAAAAACGATTGCAGCAGTTGGAACGATTGAAGTCCTGCCAAAGGGTGGCTATGGTTACCAGGAGTTAGGGATGACAGGCAAGGCTGCTGCTACAGCATCCGGTCTTTCGACCACAACACAATACTATGTAACCGTAGCGATTAATGGTGGAACAGCAACCGAATATGATATAACAACGGCAGCAGATGTTACGCTGGGGGCTGTTATTGCGTTACTGAATGCAGCTATTTCTGGAGTTACTTTTGAGATTATCAACGGTGATGTTAGATGTACTTCTGACACAAAAATGGCAGGATCTGCTATTGCACTTACCGCAGGGACAACAGGTACAGACTTACTGGCGACACTGACCGACTGTTCTGTTGAAACAGCAGTAAAGCCTAGTGGAACAACATACTGTCTGACAGAAATTGATATTGGAATTACAGCTTACGCAGACACAGGGGTATTGTCCCTGTCAGACGGGACAACAGTTTGGTTTGGACCGTGGTTGTGTAAGGACGGCAATGGTCATTCGATACCGTTAAAATGGGCAGACGGATGGCAGTGGACTACAGAAAAGCCATTACAGTTGATTTGTGCGACTGCTAATGTTGGAGCAAGAATAACTGTTAAAGGGTTTGTCAGATGACGGTAGCAACAGCTATAGGTAAGATACGAAGATTAGCCCAAACAAATGTTACTGGATGCTCAAACCAATTACTTCTTGAGCGAATTAATGAAGCTCAAAAAGAGTTTGCAAAAGCAGTTAAAACTCTTACAAAAGAAGAATATGTTACAATTACTCCGCTGTTTGATCTACAAACTCATTTCGCTATAAGGCTAACAATAGTAGGAGGAGCAAATGAACTTGCAGCGACAGACATTGCAATTACAGCAGCAGATGCAGCAGACCAGACAGGGACGCAAGCGGCTACGGCTTTGCAGACTGCAATCCAGGCTGCTATTACGGCTGCGGGGGGAACTCCGAGCCTTACGGTCGCCTGGTCAACAACTACATGGACATTCACCGTGGATGGAATTGACTGCACGTCTATCACGGTTGCTGAACCTTCAGGGATTACTTATGCACCTGCGCTTGAACTACTTGGCTTATCAGCTGCCACAACTACCGGAACTTCCGTTACAGGAGATATACCCGTTGCCTGTACCCTGGAATCCCCCCTACCGACAGATTTCTTAAGTTTGGCCACTGACCCCGAATGGAACGGGTACAGGATGTCTAATGCGCCTATGCAAAACTTCCTGTCACCAAAAGGACAAGGGACGCCAACTAGGTATTTTATCCGGAACAAAAGGATAATGCTGTCTCCTCCACCAAATGAGATGGGAGAGCTGCATATTTATTACAAATATGTACCGGCAGCGTTCACCTCTGCTGTTGGATACCAGGAGTTTGGACTTTCGGGGAAAGCGTTAAATACAGCTACAGGATTGTCGGCAACAACTACTTATTATTTAAAGGTAGCAATCGACGGAGGTGCAGTTACAGAATATTCGATAACAACAGCGTCATCGTTAACCTTCGAGTATATTATAGATCTTCTTAATACCGCTGTAAGAGGCGTGACTTTCTCAATAGAAGAGGGAGATTTAAGGTGCAGTTCAGATACTGTTGGTGCAGCTTCTGCTATTGCAATAACAGCAGGAACAACAGGAACCGACCTGCTGGCAACTTTGACTGATTTTGCCGCTATGGAAACTGCTGTAGCAACAAATGCGGGGGATGAACTAAACGTAGATGATGAGTGGGCTATGGCGGTTGTATATTATGCTGCTGCGATGTTGGCTGAAGAAAATTACGAGAAGACGACGAGAGATGGTTATCTTGCACAGTTTACACGAATTACACGCGATTTTATTGTAGAACGATCTAACAATAATACCGCTTTATTCCCGCAGGGGGCGGCCTACCCACCAAATTGGCCGAAAGTAGACTTTGGTGATTAAGGATATTGTTGATCTGCGCGGAGGGTATTGTTTGGATATACCCTCAGAGTTGATGAAAGATAACGAATTACTCAAAGCAGAGAACTGCTGGTGGGATAATGGGATAACCAAGCGGGGCGGAATAAGCACTTATAGTACAACTGATTTTACTGCGATGGTAGGATTTAAGGGAAGTATTAGATGCTATATAAACACCACATGGTATACAATTATAGCTATTGATGATAACACTGATATACGGTTTTATGCAGGGACGGGGACGACTTTTGCAGAGATAGACGCTACATTTACTTTTACAAGAGGGACAAATGTTGAGATGGCAGAACTGCTTGGCCATGTTGTGATGGTAAATGGAGTAGATAAACCTGCTGTAGTCTACTGGGATTCCGCGCTTGTTGTAGAAAATCTTGAAATTTATGATACCAGAACAAGATCTATTGTAAACTGGTATGCAGGGCAGTTCACCCCATGGACATTATCTGATGATACTACGGATGCGCAAGATGCAGGAACAGCCGATTTCCAAATAGGGAGTACGGTAGTTAATGAAGGATTTTATATTGCATGTGATTATACTTTTAACAAAGTAATTTTTCACACAGCCGAGCAAGCAACGGGATCGCCTGCTGCTTACTTCCAATACTGGAACGGGACAGAATGGGCTAGCACGGGTGCTACTACTTATCCAGACTGGGATGGGGCAGCAGGAGACAGAACATGGGAGTTTGATCTGCCCCTTGACAGTGATGGGACGCTATTGTGGCAGCCATACGCCGCGAGTGAAATAACGGGTGTTACGGGAAAATATGTAGCACGGGCGCGATTCTCAACCCCCGCAGATGCAATATTTTCATGTGCCTATCTCTCAATTTACAACACCCAGTATTTAACGCAGATACTTCAAGATGAGCGGCCTCATTTAGTTAGGGCTCACAACAGCCAAATATACATGGCCTCATATAATATTGTGAACTTTTCACCGCCGTATTATGTAACTGGATGGAGAGAGGGACAGTCAGAACATTTTGACATGGGCGGTTCTAAAATAATGGATATGGTAAGCTTTGCCGACACACTTGTTGTTGGAAAGGAGAACACCTTATATACATGGTCTACTTCAAACCTTATGGACCCGATACGTTCTAGACCGTTAACAACGGTGGGACCGATTGCTTCCAGGTCTATGGTACAGATAGGTAATTATGTTACTTTCGTAGCAAGAGACGGTATTTACATGTGGGACGGGAGTAACATAACTAAACTAAGTAAACATATTAAAACAGACTTTGATTCATGGACAAATACCTCAGCTTCTGCTGCCGTATACAACAATCATTGCTTAATATCATTCCCCGATGACAGCGTTGTTCTTGTTTTTGATCCGGACACCTTCAGACTTGATGACATGGGGGACGGACGGGTTAGTTTTTATAAATGGACAGGATATAAAGCTACACAACTATTAAACTGCAATGGGGCAGGGGATACCGGTTATCTACTTGCTGTAGTAGACCAGGATGATCCTTATGTAGCAAGAGGGGATTATGGCACACAAGACAATATCCTGGCTGCTGTAAATATTGAAATGAACTGTCAGACTAAATATTTCAGTGACGGGAACTACCAGGTGCTAAAAGGATTTGGGAGACTAAAAGTTAAGGTGAAAGAAGTAAGCGACAGGGCAGGTGCCAGGCACAGGGTGACGATGTACTCTGATGATGGAGTGAGATATGAACACGCTTTTATGCTTGTGCCAAAAGGTACGGGGTATTATACTGAAGATATAAGGGTCCCCTACACAATTAGCGGGACACTCTATGGGTTTGGATTGAGACATAATGCACCGACCAGTGCAACATTAACGGGCTTCACAATAGAAAACTTTGAAAGGAGCTATTAAAATGGCTACTGGAACATTTACAACAGATGAAACACTGGGGATACAAAGCTTATTAAAACCCCCCCCAACAACGACAAAACCTCCAACGACAAAACCTCCAACGAAAAGACCTCCAACGACTACAGCTCCTAACGTTTTTGCACTCCCCCCTACCCCTACAGCGACTGACGAGGAGACAACTAATCTTATAACCGCGAAATCTACTCCTCCGCCTAATGATATTTTTTCTGCGCTGTGGCTTAAGGAGCAACAGGATGATCCTGAACCACCTCCAGGGATAACACCTCAAACACATTATATATCAAATGACCCTGA